AGATACGAATCTACGTGGATTCTCTTTAACGTAAGCAATAGCTTCGTCATAGTTATCAAAAGTCTTACTAGGTATAGTAGGAATACCAGCTTTGTTTAGAATCTGTTCACCGTAGTCACGTTCTTGTTCCCAACGAGTACCAGCTAAGTTTGCACCAAAGATAGGGTAACCTTGTTCACGATAACGCTCTAGTCCATGAATGTAATAGATGTTATCTGTAACAAAGATTAAGTCAGCCCATTTCATGTGCTCTTCCCAAGCACTGACTCGCTTAATAAGACCACCATCTCCTACTTCAGAGCGTGAGCCATCTTTGTTGTGCCTAAGAAACAGCTTAACATCATGTCCAGCTTCTTGACTACGTAAGCCAAAGGAAAGACCACAACCACAGCCTGATGGGTCGATAATTAGTATTTTCATTGTCGTTCTTTGTAATCTTCTGTAGTTTCAGAGCCAACTCCCATTATAGACATAAGACCAGCTCTTTTCAATAACTGTCCTTTGCTTAGTCCCTTTTTCAAAATCTCAGCAATAGAATCTTGAGCTACTTTTGCTGTTTTTGATGTTTTAACTAAATCTACTGCTTGTTTTCTTAAAGAAGCAATTTCACTTGCAGTCATTAAATGGGAACCTTCTAAAGCAGGTGTTATTCTATCTAGTTCGTGTAAAATACCTTTAGGACCTGTAGGATTTTTTACACTAAAAGTAGAAATATGAGAAGCCACTGCTTCAGGGTATTTAGCACGAATCTTAGGGTCATCTGCGAGATATTTAGATTGAGCTGCTAATTCTTGTTTTGTATTAGTCCCTGATAAAGATTTAATAACTACTTGTTCAGGGTCTTCTCCTGCATGTATTTCTTGCACCCATTTTTTAGCTTTGGCGTCTACAGCAGCAGTCCAGTTTTTCTCTCCTGCTTCTGCTACACGTTGTTTTAATTGTGCAGATTTTGTCTCAAGACTAGATACTGTATTGGCATGAGCATCTACAAGTTGTTTAACTTCTGGAAACTCTTGAGATAAGAATGAATGTTCTCTTTCCCATTTACGAGTAGCAGCAACATTTTTACCAGCTAATTCGTTACTGGCATACTGCTGAGCATACTGACTAACTTTCTCAGGAGGGAGCAATGTTTTAGCTTCTTGTAAACCTGATTGTGTACCAAACATGTTCTTTGGTAGTTTTTCAGCATCTGTAGCGGCTAATCCCATTTCTTGTTTAGCTAATACTTCTTGAGCACGTTTAGACTCAAATTGAGATAAGTTTTCTAGAGAAGTAGCATATTTTGTTTTAGCAGGACCAAGACCAGACCAGTTATAAAAACCACCTTGACGTACACCGTTCTTTTCTATGCCTTGTACAATATCAGCACGTAGTTCTCCTGCAATAGCTTTGCTAATTCCTTTATATCCTTCTACTTCTCTACCAGATGCTACTTCACCTAGTTGTCTAACAATCTGGTCAATACCTTTAGCAGAAAGATTACTAGCAGGTATTACAGTACCATCAGGAAGCGTTTGAGCAGGTCTCCAGATATCATTAATTACATCTTTAATTTTAGATGCTACAGGACCACTAGATTGTTGTGCTTCTTTCTTCCACTTGCTTTTAACATCTAAAGCTTCTGATTGTTTGCCCCAGAAAGAGCCTTGAGCTTCCGTTTTACTAGCATTATCCATAGCTACTTTATGAGATTCTGCGTAATCTTTTTTCATAGCCGCTACTTGAGGGTCTCTAACAGCTTCTATGTCAGTACGAATGTTAGAACCTAAATCAAACTCAGAAGAAGTTTTACCAGGGCCTTGTTCAATAGCTTTTTGTATTTCTGCATCTGTTAATTCTTGTTGTGAACGTAAAGCACTGGTTTCTCCTACTTTAGCTTTTTCAGCACGTTTAGCTAATTCAGTAGCTCTTGCTTGTCTTTCAGCTACCCTGGTTTGAACAGTTTCTCCAATATCAACAGCAGCCGCAGGGCCTTGTCCAGCCATCTTAGCACGTCCTGCTTCAACAGCAGCACCTACTTCAGGTCGTTCTACATTGCCCATTAAATATTTCCAGTTAGTAGGCCTTAGATTTTTAACCATAGAAGGAATAGCTTTTGCTAAAGCTTCTGCAGGAGCACTAGCAGTTAATCCTGTGAGGACTTGGAGAGTACGTCCCCCTCCTAAAGTAGAAACAGCTTGCTCTGCTCCTTCAGCTATCAATCCTGTAACACCTCCTGCTAGACCACCTGCAGCAGCTAAAGGAATAGAAGCAAGTCCCCCAGTTGTTAAAAGACCAGCAGCTCCTCCTAAAGCGGCACCATACCCTACCCCTGTTTCTCCTGCACGTACTAAACGTTTAATACGTTCTTCTGGAGCCATCTTAGCTTCAGGGCCTTTACCGAAACCAACTTCAGTAAGTTCATCAACTCCTTTAGTTACTTTTCCTACACTTAAGTTAGACAAATTACCTGACATAATATCAGAAATAGCACTTGTAGGTTCTTTTGATTTTTCTTTACCAACTACCCCAAAACGTTGTTGAATAGCTTGTTGTGTCTCAGGAGTAGCATCAGAATAGCTAGGGTCTGTAGCTATGTGTTTATCAAAAATAGCTTTTTTAGTTTCTTCATTAGCATTTAAATACTCTGGGCTACTTAAAATTTCTGATGGATTTGCCATTATAATACCTTATTGTAACCAAGGGTTGCTTTTATCTACACCACTTTTTGGTTTTTCTGTTGTTGAAGAAGGTGCGCCTGAAACAGTAACTGATGCTTTTGGATATTTCTCAGCAATATAATCACCAAACTTTTGAGTACCGCCTTTTTTCTGCCATTCAAGAACATCTTGTGTATCAAATGGATATGCTTTATTAATAGCTTGGTAAGCTTTAACAAGAGACTCACGTTGTGATTTATTTAATGTTGGATTAGAAGCTTGTCCTTCAATACCAGCCCTAGCTGATTGAACAAACTCAGCAAGCTTTTGATAAGCTAGTACAGGACTTTGTGCATTAGCTTGCGTCATTAAAGACTTTTCAAGTTGACTTCTATCTGCTTGAGAAGCCCCTGTACCTAGGATGAGAGTTGCTTGTTGACGAACTAGAGGTAAAGCTAATGCTTCAAATTGTTGTGTATCTAAATCAGACAAAGGACCTGTAGCTGCTGAAGCAGTAGCCCCAAATAAACTATCTGTTTTAAGATTACTAAAAGCACCACGAGAAGGAACTTTTTCTCCTTTATTTGTCAATGTTGCTAAGTTTTCTAAGCCAATTTTCATTTCATTGGCTGCGACAGTTACGTTAGTATTTTTAGAAATATTGTTTACACCTGGCTCTTTATAAGGACCAGCTACGTTAGCAAATAATTGTTTTTCTTTCTCATTTTGAGGTGTATATGTGTCTCCTGTAGTTCCTACAAAAGATGTTGGAGTATCTGTAGAAGCTTTTTCACTTCCTCTAGTTATTTTATCTAAACGAAGACCTCCACCTGCTGCTTCAGTTGCCTTAGGTTCGATTTTTTCCCAGTGTACACTATCAACACCTAATGGTTGGAAATACCCTTTTTGAGCTAACTCTCTACGTTCATCAGCAGAAAGATTTTTAGGCATGTCAATAGCATTACCTACTTCATGTTGACTAGTTCCTGGTTTTGCAATAGGCAAACCAGTAGCTGTTTTACCAGGACGACCTGCTTTAACACTTTCATTCCATAAATCTTCATTACTTCTCTGACCACTAACAATTTTACTTTGTAAGTTTTTTGATAAATCTGTACCAATAGTAGATGGTGTAGAAACAGCAGAAGTTTTATCTACTTCACCAGAAGGAAGTAGACCTGCTTCTTTAGCAATAGCTTCTGGAATAGGTAGCTGTGCTTCTGTATACAGACGAGCACGTTTCAAAGCAATTTCTGTGTTTGCATTTCTATTATCATGGTTTCTATTTTCAATCTCAGAAGCAGTATTTAAAGCTTTAAGTGTAATAGATTGTGCTTTTAAATGCTGGTCAGCAGTCTGTGTCATATCTATCAATGCTTTTTTCTTAGCAGTGAAATCTAGATTAGGATTTCGCATAATAGCTTCTACAGACATACGAGCAGCAGGGTCTTTAACAGTTTGATTAATTACACTTTGTAAATCTTCTGGAGAAGAAGCACTAGATAGTAATTGACCTGCATATTCCAGTTCGCCTTGTTTAACTTTTAAATTACCTAATTGCTGTGTTTGTACGTCTGAAGATAAATCACCAGCTTGTTTTTGTAACTTATAAGCAGCAGAAGATAACCCTTTGCTTTGTAACATACCAGCAGCTTGTTGCAAAGTAGCAGCCTGTTTAGTAGGGTCTTTAATTTCTTCAGGTGTTTGTCCTGCGTATGCTTGCTGTAATTGGTACTGTGAAGAAATATCTTCAGTAACAGCTTTACCACCAGCATACCCCTTACTAATAATACTACCGATATCTAACGGTTCCATGATTAATATCCGCCAAGGCTAAAAGCACTGCTACCACCAAAAGAACCACCGCCTCCTAAAGCAGCCGCAGTAGAGTCAATACCAGGAATATTAAAACCAGCCCCTGAAAAACTACCACCTGCAGTAGGGTCTGTAAAGTAGTTATTAGAACCTGAGCTATAAGTTCCACCAAACATTCCACTTAAACCAGAAATACCACCAGAAAGAGCACTTAAGCCACTTACACCAGAACCGATACCAGCCATTTGACGCCCATAAGCAGCATTAGCAGCTTGTTGTTGAGCAAGGCCAGCAGCAGAGGGAGAAGTAGAAGCACCTGATAATTGCATCAAGTTAGCAAGTTGTGAGTTATAGTATTGACTAAAAGTATTCTGCCCTTGTTGCTGAAGAGCATTAGCTTCTGCACCAGACTGAAGCATACCACTGGCAGCAGCACCTCGTTGAGACTGTTGTAGTCCTTGTTGAAGCTGTTGCTGATAACCAGGCTGAGCCATCGCTAAAGAAGGATTATTTACTAGCTGATTAAGCTCAGTAGCTGCTTGTCCTCGATACTGACTGTATGGGTCATAAGTAGCTGTGTTAGTTAAACCACCAGCACCTGTAGAGCCTCCTGCCGCACTACCACTACCACCAAAACCTAAAGCATTGGTAATAGCTCCTCCGCTAAGTGCATTTGCACCTGCTGCTATTCCTACTACTGAAGCTGCAACTGAAGCTGACATAATGTTGTTTCCTTATATAGGCTTAAAGCCTGTCTATAATCAATGGTAATTTCTTCACCTAATAAGCCTCCACGCATTCCTGATATTGGTTTAGAGGCCACCAAGTCAATATCTTCATTATCTCGTAATACAAAAACTGCATTTGGGTTTTTGGAATGATTCGTATATCTACCTGCTGGAGTTCTTTTGTCTCCTAATCTAGCTGGTGCAATTACTTCCCCAGCTTGGATGTTTCCTGTAGCAAACAAACCTTTACCTTCAATTTTTGAATCAGATACCATTGCTTTATAGCTTCCTTGTGGAAAAGGTATCTGGTCTTGTTCATATTCTGACATCTTACGAACAAGTTCTAAATTAAGCCCATACTCTGACATTGCTTTTTCAAAATCTTCAATATCTACTGAATGGTCATAACTTAATAATTTATCTTGTTTTTTAAGATGTTCTTCTAAGAATTCATTTTCTTCAAACAACATCTTTTCTAGTTTTTCAACATCTGTTTCTTCAGTAGCATATATATTCTGAAAAATCATTTCTTCTAAAACATAAGCTACTTTACGCCCTGCTGAAGCTATAAAAGACTTAGGGGCAGAAATTTCAACTTTATTTCCATCAGGGTTTACAAATAACATTTTACCTGTTAGCATCACACAAAGATGAGGATGCTTATGAAAATGTCCTACAACTAATGTACCAGGACCGTATGTTACTTCTCTTATGTATAACCCAGGACCAAAATGATGAGTGACAGGGCAATCAGCTTGTTCTTGCTTTAGCAGTTCTTTTGTTAAATCGTCAATCTTATTTTCTAAGGCTTGTGTTGTTAACTGCTCACTCATTTTCTAGCTCCTGTATACTGTCGGTGAAACGCCTCCACCTTCTAATTCTCCAATTTCAAAATCAACTTCAGCAGCATCTAAACGTAATGGCTGATTATCTGTACAGAGGAATTCCCAAGCTCTACGTCTTCCTTGTCCTGTTTGATAAATCTGAGGACGAGACGCATTAAGGTTTACAGTACGGTAAGGAGACCATGATTTATAGTCATCATCAGTGTGGCGAATATTCATTATAGCAGGTTGTTTATCGCCTACGATTTCCACCCGATTGTAAAACTTACGCTTAGTAGTTCCATTATCAACAATGTCTGTAACAGCTCGATAATAGATTGGAGCACCTGCATCATTATAATATAAATCTGACATAACGTAAAGAGTACCGTTATCATCATCTAAAAGATAATAAGATAAACCATCACCTGAGAAAAAACTAGGACGGAAGTACTGTTCAGCATAGATACCAGGAATACCTGAATCTGAATCGCCTAAAGCCCACATAGTCCATTGATACCACATTTTTTCAGATACGTCGTATACTATTGTAACATTTAAATCGTGTAATGTCAAGACATAAAATGGATGACCGTTGTACCTTAAAGTATAGGCTTTTATCTCAGACATGTTGCTATTATTGAGAATACGGTCAATATAGACTGTAGAAAGCTTAACTGGAGATACACCATCAATACCATAAACACCAGTGCCTGTAGTCTTAGAAATACCGATAAATAACACAGTATTCTCAAAACTGACAATAGAATCACCATTAGCACAACCTACTTCAAACTTATAGGAAGGAGCAGCAGCTAAAGGAGAACCTGGGAATGTACCATAATCATAGAAGAAGTCAGTAGACCATTGTCCATGAGCTAGGATATAGTTTAAATGCTTAGAAATACCTACTAAGTTGTCTGGTTCAGATTCTGCTGTAACATAGTCTAAAGCATTCCAATGAGTAGGGTCTCCTACATCACAGTTATATAATCTACCTGTTACAGTGCCTACAACAATGTAAGAATCTAAGAATACTACTCCAGGGACTAAAGGACCTGCAGGGAAGCCTTGTAACAATGCTGTAGCAGTGGCTCCAGAGCCTCCTGTAGGCGTAAAAGTACCTATCCATTGGATAATGGCAGTACCATCTAAACCAACGCCGCCAGTGCCTGTTAAACTAACAAACTCAACAGTAGCTGTTCCGTCTGGGGCAGAACCAGAAGTAAAGCTAGGTGCTAAAGCTCCTGTAGTACCTGCTGCTGTACATACATACAGGTAACCACTGGCTGTGAATTCTTGACCTCTTAGAATATTCCAACCTGTTGTCCAAGCTGGTGCTACGTCAGAGTTATTAATAGTAGGTTGAACAACACCTGTAGTACCTGCTGCAAGAACTAAATAATTATTACCATTAGTGGTATAAGTAGCTCCTGTGCCTACTGCTGTACTAGCTGTCCAAGTATAAGTCGTAGAACCTGAGTCACCAATAGTAACAACTAAGGTATCTGAAGATGTGTAGCCTGAACCACCATTAGTAATCGTAATTCCTGTAACTACACCACCTGTAGTCTGTACAGTACCTGTAGCTGTTGTGCCGCCTCCTGAGGGACTTGAGAAGGTAACATAAGGAGTTATGTAACCTGTGCCGCCAGTAAGGATAGTAGTTGTTACAATAGTATCATCTTTAATCTGACTAAATGCTCCAGTAGAGCCATTTACTAAATAACCATTAGTTTGATTATGTAGGAATAAGTAATTACTGTCTAATGTCT